TATTATTTGATCATTGACAGCACACATGAACAACTGTCTTGGGTTACCGAACCCAATCTTGGTATAGTAGAAAATGGCAGCGTCAGTGAACAAGCAGTAGCAGCCACTGGCAATAGGCCTATTAGTTATAAGTTAAAACCATTTTCTCTAAGTAGATTACCACAAGGGATTATGCTGCGAGCCGACGGATTGATCAGTGGTCGATATAGTTTTAAGTGCTACGAAGATGATCCAGTAAATTTACCAGTCAACAATATCTATAATTTTTCTGTTAGAGCTAGTACCGCCTGTGATTGGAGTTTTACAGAACGCAGTTTCAGCCTACAAGTTCGTAGATTTAATCTAAGGCCTTCAGACATACTATGGATTCGACATTTTAGTTCTGTAGCTGAACGTCGCGAACTTAATAGATTGCTAGATGATCAAGACATGTTCCCAGATCATTTAATTTATAGAATCACTGATCCTTGGTGGGGCAAGCAGCGGTACATGCGATTCATTGCTGCCCCCGGTGTAAACATTAGAACGCCAGCTACTTATCAGACAGCATTAGAATATAATCATTATTTTAAAACGCATTTGTTTGATCAACTACGCACAGCGGTTGCAGTAGACCAGGACCTTAAAGTACGTTACGAAGTGGTTTATCTTACCATACAAGATGATCTGCTTGGAAGAGATCCTGTAACAGGATTGCCAAAACCCGAACCTAACACTATTGATCTCAGACCCTACATTATTAATTACTATATTGCCAATGGGCAAACCCACTATACCCTTAGACCAAACGCATTAGAAAACATGCGCGAGCGTATACGTAGTTTTATAGGCTATTATAATCCAGGGTTAGTACCTGCTTGGATGAGTAGTGTACAACCTATACCCGGTGAACCTGGGCTATTTACTGCCCCAATTGGTTTTATGCCAGCCATAGTATTAGCTTACTGCCGTCCTGGTGGAGCCAGTACAATTGCTTACAATCTCAGGAACGTGAAATTTAATTGGTTTAGATTCGAGTATGAAAGATATCAACTTGAAAATAGACTAAGCAAAAACTACAATGCTGACACTAATTTATGGGTTCCTGCACAATTAACCGAGTTTGACAGTAATACCTGTGTGTTTGACAGTGGTACCACTTCCATTATAGAAAATCAAGACAGTTACGCTGACCCCGAAGTGGGCGATAAATACTTAAAGTTTCCAATGGTAGGAGCAATTAACTAATGTCAGACAGTCTGGTTAATCCCAGCAATATCAATTCCAGTTTTCCTTTGGCTGGCCAAAACAATCCCAGCCAAGGATTTCGTGATAATTTTGCAGCTATTAAAAGTGCTCTTAGCCGAGCTGCTACAGAATTATCAGAACTACGTGATAATAGCATGTTAAAAAGTGCTGTCGATGGTGTGGCCTTTGATAATGATCTCAGTTACAACCGCATCACTCGAGCACAGCTAAAAAGTTTTTCAGAAACCTTCTACGACAATGGTCATATCAACTATGTATTCAATCTGAATTATGCCAATGGCAATTTCCAAAAAATTGCTACCACAGCACCATTTGTTATCGCTTTTAGCAATTTTCCACCTGGTGCACAAATTGGCAGAGTAATAGTCTGGATCACCTGTACTCACGTTGATCATAAAATGGGATTACCGGGCACTGTGTTATACGGCACTAATGCTAATTACATCTCTAATAGAGAAATAACCTTTCCTAGTATAGGCCATTATCTAATAGAATTTCTTAGTGTCAATAACGGACAAAATTACTGGATAATGCCAGTGTCAGGTCTGGCTGAATTTGCCGGTACAGGCGGCACAGGAGCAGGAACCGGACCATTGACTCTGCCAGTGGCCAGTACTACTGTGTTAGGCGGCGTGAAAATAGATGGCGACACTATCGCGATCAACAATGGTGTTATCAGTGTAGTTGGTACTCTTAGCAGCGACATACGCCTAAAAGAAAATGTAGAAGTAATTAGTAATGCCTTAGCTATTAACAGAACCCTGAATGGTGTAAGTTTTAGATTTAAAGAGAACCAACAGGACAGCATTGGACTAATTGCACAAGACGTAGAACGTGTATTGCCAGAATTAGTTCATGAAAACAGCAAAGGTTATAAAACACTCGAGTACGCCAACCTGGCAGGAGTATTTGTTGAGTGCATTAAAACCCTAGAAGAAAAAATCCAAATTTTGGAACAAACGGTTAAAGATCTACAAGACAAATTAGACAGCAGTCAAGGTTGACTCTGTACCAATGATTACGTTATACTAAAGGCCATTGGAGATCAACATGGCACAAATTGATTTTAAAGCATATTCGGAATTTGTTCGTACAGTAACCAGCGAGCCCAGTAAAGACCTTACTACCTTCATGAATCGACTAGATGTTATTGATGGTAATTATGATTTTGTCAACAATCAACACGGCCCCGATGTAAACGTGCCATTGATGCTAACTGGTGCCATGGGATTATGCTCAGAAAGCGGCGAACTCATGGAAATTGTAAAGAAAATGGTGTTTCAAGGAAAACCACTTTCAGAGGAAACACATTTTCATATGATGCGAGAATTAGGAGATATTATTTGGTATTGGACTAATATGTGTTCTGCTCTTGGCCTAGACCCAAATCATGTCATAGCTGAAAATGTAAATAAACTTCGTTCACGCTATCCCGGACAGGAATTTTCAGTTTACTATAGTGAAAATCGTCACCAAGGAGATTTATAATGCATCCATTGGCTCCGGACCTCAGCGGTCTTAGTCTCGACGAACTCAACAAAAAATACAACGAATTAACACAGCGATACATTATGGCTAGTAGATCAGGCAGTGGCAGTGTGTTAAGTCAGATGGTCATGCTGCTAGACGATTATAAATCTGAGATATCGCGTAGACATCAAAAAATTCTAGACGACACTAGTAATAAAAATCCTAATTTTAAAAATATCATTGACATAAAATGAATTATGATCAGTATGGTAGGCCTAAAATTGCCAGCAAAGATTTAGTCAACTTGCTGTATCAACAACCTGACCTTAGTCTAGCAGACTATTTTGTTGAGGATCCAGAACAATATAATAATAGCGTTAAGTCTTTGCACCTAGACTTTGATTTGTTGTCCGCTTATCAACCATTACAATGCACTATAGAAGAATTTGATAGTCTGAATCAATCTCGTTGGTACATGCCTGATGAATACAAGAACCTCGATATTGCTGCTTGGTTACTGGATCAATGCACTACACAAGAACAGTTACAGCGTATAGGCGAAGAATTATTGTTGTTTCAAGAACGAAATCTGTTTCCTTTGCTGTGTTATCTTAAATATCTAGTAGACACCATGCGAACCAACAATATAGTTTGGGGAGTAGGACGTGGCAGCAGTGTGGCCAGTTACGCACTGTTTCTGTTGGGTGTTCACAGGATTGACTCGATGTACTATGATTTGTCAATCAAAGAATTTTTAAAGGACTAGCTATGAGTAAAATGTACAGAACAGCCATGGGCAAAGCCATTGACATGGATCGACTGCGTTTAAGCAATGAAGAAACTATTGCTGTAGGTAACATGAAAGTCAATGCACGAGGTGATGAATTAGGACATGGCGGGCAAGTAGTAAAAAGTCGTAACGAAGTTATGAATGATTATTATCGTTTACGCACTCCGGTTATGATGCCCGAAACCAAAAAACCTGCGCTAGACGAACCACAATTACATGCCCAAAGTGTGGCTGCAGAAACACAGCGACGCAATCTACGTGGCAATTTAGCTGATCAAGTAATACGTAATCATCAACAAGCCCTAGAGGACTCAGAAGGAACAGAATAAATGAGTGGCATTTTTATCAATAAAATCAGTCAATTACGAGCTCTACACGATTCGGTATTGATTACCGAAATGAGTTTTAACTAACGTATCAGTGGTTCTGGAATCATTATTCCAGTAGATGATGGTAAAAACAGTGGAATTAGACCACGTTGGGGACAAGTGTTTGCTATTGGCCCAGAACAACAAGATGTCAAGATCGGTCAATGGATTTTGGTGGCACATGGACGCTGGACCAGGGGCATCACCATAGAAAACAGTGACGGTACTTATGTGGTACGCAGAGTAGACAACAATGATATCCTTTTAGTCAGTGACACCCAACCTTTGGATGAAACTCTCAGTGACAAAGTCTAAGGTCTTAGTGTATAATAAATCTAGACACACTATAAGGAACACTGCATGTTGGCTAATCAATTATGGGTTGAGAAGTATCGTCCTAGTAAAGTAGATGACTACGTATTTGTTAACGAGGACACTCGGGAACAAGTAGTGCACTGGATCAACACTGGTAATTTTCCCCATCTCATGCTGCATGGACCCAGTGGCACTGGTAAAACCACGCTGGCTAAATTATTGATTCGAAATCTCGACATCAATGATCTCGACATACTGTATGTGAATGGTAGTCAAGAAGGACGTAAAATTGATTGGCTTCGTGAAAAGGTAGAAGGTTTTTGTCAAACTATGCCTTTTGGTTCATTTAAGGTTATATTAATTGACGAAGCTGACTATCTTAATAAAGAATCAGTGCAGCCAGCCATGCGTAATCTCATGGAAGAATACAGTGATTCGGTCAGATTTATCATGACCTGTAATTTTCCTCACAAGATTCTACAGCCATTACGCAGTAGGTGTCACGAAATCAAAATAGACAAAACTGATCAGACTGAATACACAGCCCGAGCAGCTACAGTCTTAGTTAATGAAAATATTGATTTTGATTTATTAAGATTAAAAATGTTTGCATCATTATATTTTACCAATGATGCAGGAGAAACAGAAAAAGTACTGTGTACTGGAGAATTATTTGACATAACATTTACAAAATATAATTCAATTGGTGGCGAATTAATTATAACTGATACATCAGAATACAAAATGGGAAGTATTTTTTCACCATATTATTTTAAATTTA